GGAGTGTGTTGGAAGCGCACGTATGGGTTAGTATGAAATTATGAGTAGACAATTAGAAAATTATGGAATTAATATATTACAGCTTCACGCAGCATGGCTCCTGGACAATGGTTACAAGCTTCAAGCAAAAAGCTGCAAGCGGCAGATTAGAATGATTCTAATTAACAGAAGGAAAAAGCTTCAAGCTGCAAGCATCAAGCAAAGAAAGTACTTGACTCCTATAAAATCCTATGATAAAAGATAATTATGCGTGCTAATCTTAATTTTGAGTGGAGAAAAAAGGACGAACCCGACTTGTCGGCCGAGTTTGTAATCCGTACCGCTCTTAAAGCTGCCGGCTACACTGTGGGACACATCGCGGTCCAGGGCGTCTGGGACGAAGACAAACCAGCACAGCCTCATGGACCATGGGACGAAACGAGACTTCCACATGAAGAAGTTGCTAGATGACTTCTCAAGACCCAGGCGCGAAAGCGCCTGGCCAGTTTAGAATGATTCTAAAGTACAAAGCTACAAGCACCAAGCTTGACAAGCTTCAAGCAGCAAGCTACAGTAGGATTATAAAGGAGAATTAATTATGTTAAAAAAAGAAGCTAGAAAAATAACAGGGGGCCTGAGTGCACCAAACAAGATGCCCGGACCATCGATCAACCTGCCAGCGTGGAACTGTATAACCGGCCTCAAGCTGCAAGCTGTAAAGAATTCTGTTTGCGCCGGCTGTTACGCCATGAAGGGTAGATATAGATTCCCGAATGTACGTGAAGCAATGGACCGGAGACTGGCAGCATTGACCGACCCGAGATGGGTAGACGCAATGGTAACACTAGTTAAAGGCCAGCCCTGGTTCAGGTGGCACGACTCAGGAGACATCCAGTCACCGGACCATCTCAAGAATATATTCGAAGTATGCAACAGGACGCCAGAGACCAGGCACTGGATGCCAACACGTGAAGTAAAATTTCTAAAGCTCATGGACCCGGACGTGGTGCCTAAAAATTTAATTATTAGAATCTCTTCTCATATGATAGATCAAGGGCCCGTGAAGCATTGGCCATGGACCAGTACTGTAGTGACATCTGGCAAGACATGCCCTGCAGCTGAGCAAGGCAATAAATGCAAAGAATGCCGTGCATGCTGGGACAGATCTGTTAAGAATGTTGCATACGGTAAACACTAATGGAATTCAAACACCCAAAATATTATGCAGAGCTCAGGAAGCGCGCGAGAGAACAAACTGCTGCCTGGTATAAAGCGAACAACCTCCAAGCTTCAAGCTCCAAGCGTCAAGCATCAAGCAACACTAAACCAGAACCTAGTTCAGGTTCTGAAGCGTCAAGCTACAAGCATCAAGCGTCAAGCAGCAAGCATCAAGCTTAGGCCTCAAGCCACAAGCTACAAGCTCCGAGATCCTTGAACCAGGGATCAAGAAGTATTGAACAAGTTTCGAGGACCTTTGACCAAGGGCCTCGACTAAGATAAATGTATTCTTTGGATGTGTCTTATGGAAGGCAATTTGATGAGGTGAAAATCTTACCTTGTTACTCTTCGTGACTTTAAGTTCTACTGTGAAAAAGGTGCCAGAATTATTGTAGCCCAATAGATCAGGAGTCCCCAAACTACTAAGGTTTTCAATTCTAATCCACGAAATATCTTTGGAAAACTTACGTAATTTTTTATATAATTTAGCTTCTGGACCCATCGGGATTTTGAGGTGACATCGTCGTCCATTTAATAATCTTTCTGTAACTTTTCAGGTAAGATTATACTTGATGGTTTTTGTGTTTTAATAACTAATCTATGCGCTGTATGACCTCCGTGTCCTAAAATTGGCATAGAGTTTTCATGTACTTCAAGACGTCTAACATCTGCAAGTTTACCATTTACTTCTACAAACACCTGAGCATTTTTAATTGCATCAGATCCTTGTGTAAATTGAGCTAAGAATTGTTGTAGGTCTTGTACTCTCATAGACCAGCTTTTCTTAATATCTCTCGATAGTCTTCAACTTGTTTTGCAAGATACTTATTATCTCTTTTTAAGTCACGCATTTCGGGAGAGTTATTTCCAATCCCTTTTAGTATAGCCATTTCGTTTTCAACTTCTTGTATTTTTGATTGTAATTCTCCATTTAATTTTTGATGTGAAGAATCTATAATTCGAAGGTTATTATTCTCTTCTGCTAATCTGTCAATCTCTTTTTTCAAATCAATGTTTTTTTCAGCCAACTCTTCAACTATTCGTTTGGCACCTTCTAATTGATTTTCAGTTTTAATCCACTTAGACTCTTTCATCTTCCACTTCCAGATTTCTCTTTTGTGTTGGTCTATAAGCAAACTTAAATCCAAAGTTTTATTTTGTTTTTCTTTCAAACTGTCTATCTGTTTAGTCAAATCTAATTCTCCTCGATCATCTTTCATATTGACAATATAACAATGTTACCTTAAATTGTCAAATATGAATTTTTTAATATGGCATATACTAGCCATTTTATCAGTAATGGGATGCAGCTTTATAATAGGTTATAGTATAGGTAGAAAACATGGGACTTCCAAAAAGATTAACTGAAATGCAAAAAAGGTTTGCTGAGTTTGTAGTATTTGGCGGACCCGACGGACCCGTGTCACAATCTGAAGCAGCAGTATTAGCCGGCTATTCACCCAAACGTGCAAGGCAAGAAGGATCAGAATTAATGAATCCTAGAATCTCACCATTAGTGGCAGCATATGTTGGTAAACTCAAAGAAGAGAGACTTAAAAAGTTTGAAGTCAATTATGAGACACATGTAGCTGAACTTGCTCGTATCAAAGAACTTGCTTTAAAGAAAGGTTCTTTCTCTTCAGCTGTAAACGCTGAAACAAACAGAGGAAAGGCAGCAGGATTATACATAGACAGAAAAATAATAAAAACAGGTAAACTAGAGGAAATGACAGAAGAGCAATTAGAAGCAAAGATGAAACAAATATTAGACGACTACGCACCTCTGTTAAACGCAAAGACGATTGATGCTGAAGCAATTGAATCACCTAAAGTTTCTGAATCTTCCGAACCCACTGACGAGGAATCATCGTCCGATCCCCAAAACTAAAACTACCATCATCTTCCCTGTCGTAAGATGCAAATAACTTTATAGATTTTTTATCTTTAGAATATAACCAACCTTCATTTATTGGTCTTGCAAAATTCATTCGATCAAACTCTTTATCAGTAGCCCAGCCCGAATCGCTCACACAGTCGATCCACTCCACTCGGACTTTTGGATAAGGTATGTCGGGAGTTATTGAGGCAACAGCTTTTCTTCTTTTCCTAGGCATATAAGAGTTCTACCAGATAAATCACCTAATGTTAACAGCTCTCGCGCGCGCGAAAGGCACCACAGGTATGGACATTATATAATGTCCAGTTTGAGAAAAAATGTCCACTAAAATGTCCACTAAAATCGATTAAAAGCATTGGTATTCCTATCTTTTTTTCTTTTTGGACATAAAGACACTTTTTTTTCATGTTTTTTTTTACTAACACTAAATTATCTCCAGAATCTCTTATGGAAAATGTCCAGTCTAATTTGTGCCATAATACTGCCTTAATGTTGCCATATTCTCCTTAGCATCGGCAACTTTATGTAACAATTTGTCAATCTCGCCTGTAATATCAGTATGTTCTACAATCACTGGTTGTGTAGAAGTCATTAGATAGTCTATTTTTAATAGCGCGTCTTCCATCTCATACTGGTATTTGAGCATTAAGGTTTTATATATTTGCTCTCTCACTTGTCCTCCTTCTTCTTTAACGAATCTCCAAATGTACCCCTAAAGCCCCATGATCCGTGGTGCGTGGTCCATGAGTTAAGATTCGCGTAAATCTTCACACTACAACGTCTAGCGAGCTCACAGAAGGCCAAATCCTCACCCTTCCAGGTATGGTCCTTAAAATCAGTATCCCAAAAGTTATACATATACTTTTCAATGGCTCCCTTATGACCTACTTCTAAATCCATCTTATCTTGGTGTTCTTTATCAAATTTAATCTTTCGATTAGGGTATTTAGCCATCATTACTTTAAACACTGACTTATGAATTAACATTAATCCCGCAGGAGCTGACTTTAACTCCACTAAATCAAAGGGTAAAATTTTA